GGTACATAATGGCAGTGATTGGGTTGGATATCATAATGTTTACGCAAGTGCAAGTCCAGCAGGTCCAATTGTTTCTGCAACAGCACCAAGTGCTACAACAGGACAAAGCGACGGTACTGCACTAGTTGATGGAGATCTTTGGATTTCAACAGCTGATCTAGAAAACTTCCCAACAATTTATCGTTGGAATGGTTTATTACTAGAATGGGTACAGTTAGATAAAACTGATCAAACAACAGAAGAAGGCGTTCTTTTTGCTGATGCACGTTATGGTTTATCAGGTGCAACAGGTAATACAGAGGCAACTATCAAAGACTTGCTTACAAACAATTACCTAGACCCAGATGCTCCAGATCCAGCACTATATCCGAAAGGAATGTTGTTATGGAACTTACGTAGAAGTGGCGGTAACGTTAAACGTTATGCTAACAACTACATTGATGTAACAGCAGACAACCCACGCAACGGCGACGAAGCAATGAGTGGTTATGCAACTGATCGTTGGGTAACACAGTCAGGCAACCAAGAAGATGGTTCAGGTAGCTTCGGACGTAAAGCACAGCGTATGGTTGTAGTACAGGCTATGAAATCTGTAATTGATACAAGTGAGCAGATTAGAGATGAAGAACGTAGAAACTTCAACATTATTGCTGCTCCAGGATACACTGAAGTAATGTCAAACCTTGTTAACCTAAACATTGACAGAGGTTTAACAGCATTTGTATTAGGTGACACACCTTTAAGACTTCCAGCAAATGCTACTTCATTGACCAACTACGGTTCAAATGCTAACCTTGTTGTAGATAACAGTGACGATGGTCTTGTTACATTCGACGAATACTTGGCAGTGTTTTATCCAAACGGATTTACAACTGATTTAGGTGGAGCAAACGCAGTTGTTCCTGCTACACACATGATGATGAGAACAGTTGCACTAAGTGACCAAGTTGCTTATCCATGGTTTGCACCAGCAGGTACAAGACGTGGTGGAATTTCAAACGCTACAGCAGTAGGATACATTGATGCTGCAACTGGCGAATTCCAAACTGTTGCACTTAATGAAGGACAAAGAGATACGTTATATGACCTAAAGATTAATCCAATTACATTCTTTAATGGTGTTGGTTTAGTTAACTACGGTCAGAAAACTAGAGGTAGAAATGCTTCTGCACTAGATAGAATTAACGTAGCACGTTTGGTAGTGTACTTACGTAGTCAGCTTAATAAATTGGCTCGTCCTTACATTTTTGAACCAAATGATAAAATCACAAGAGACGAAATCAAACAAGCGGTAGAATCATTACTACTTGAGTTGGTTGGTTTGAGAGCTCTGTATGATTTCGCGGTAGTGTGTGATGAAACAAATAATACTCCTGCTAGAATCGACCGCAACGAACTATATGTTGATATTGCGATTGAACCAGTTAAGGCGATTGAATTCATCTACATTCCATTGCGTGTCAAGAACACAGGAGAAATTTAATCATGCCTATTACATCACTTAATAACTTCTCAGTACCAACAGACGCAGGCAACCAAGTGCTCTTGATGCCTAAATTAAAGTATCGCTTCCGCGTTACTTTATTAGGATTTGGAGTTACTGCTGCAACTGAGTTAACAAAACAAGTTGTTGATGTTTCAAGACCAAAAGTTGGTTTTGAAGAAATGCCGTTAGAGATTTACAACTCACGTGTATACCTTGCAGGTAAGTATACATTTGAGACATTAGCTCTAAACTTACGTGACGATGCAAGTGGAGAAGTACAGAAACTTGTAGGTCAACAGGTACAGAAACAATTTGACTTTGTTGAACAGGCTTCTGCAAGATCAGGTATTGACTACAAATTTACTACTAAGATCGAAGTATTAGACGGTGGTAATGGTAACAACCCATCAGGTGTAAACGTACTTGAAACTCAAGTAATGTACGGTTGTTTCCTAACTAACGTTGATTACGGAGATGCAAACTATGGTACTAATGAACCAATGCAGGTTGCACTAACAATCCGCTTTGATAACATGGTACAATGGGGTGCTGGAGAGCAAGGAGTTGGAGTTGGTATTGGTGCTGCTGTCGAAAGAACACTCGGCGAAGCAACAACTGGTGCTACTGCTGCTCAAGGCTAATACTAGTACTAGTAATAGAATTAAAAAGCCCGGATTTTTTCCGGGCTTTTTTTATGGCTAAATAATAGTATGGCCAACAAATTTACAAGATTTTTAACAGATGTTTTTTCAGGGTTAACAAATCCTAAAGGACTTGTAGGGAACTATCAACACGCTACAAGACTATTCCTTGACGACGGATATAGATTAGCCCCTAAAACTAAATTTAACTATTATGTTAGATTTGAAATAGATAAGTCAGCACACGGTGCTGCAAACTTTTCACAAAAACATAGTGAAGAATTTGGCCTGCTAGTTAAAACCGCAGACTTACCTAAGTTTACATTTGAAACTGAAACTTTAAATCAGTATAACAGAAAACGTATTCTTTATAAAATGATTAGCTATGATCCTGTTAACTTAACATTCCACGATGATAATCAAGGTGTAGTGTCAGCGTTATGGGCAATATATTATGGATACTATATTAAAGATAGAGCATTGCCTAATGCTGCATGGGAAAGTAATGCATACAGACAAACAACAGAAAATTTACATTTTAGATATGGCTTAGACAATAACGTTACTGCACCGTTGTTTAAAAGCGTAACAATTTATACTATGGGTAGAAGAAGATTTATAGGTTATACTTTAGTTAATCCTAAAATTACTTCTTGGTCTCACGGTAGTATGGATTATACTGCATCAAGTGAGCCAGCAGAAAGTCAAATGACATTGCAATATGAAGCAGTTCAATACACAGCAGGAACAGTAAGCGAAGGCAATCCTAAAGGGTTTGCTACACTACACTACGACAATACACCTTCACCATTAAGTGTTGCGGGTGGCGGCGTGAGTAACCTCGTTGGAGAAGGTGGTGTGCTTGATGGATTAGAACAGGTGTTTGGTGCAATTGGTGACGGAACAGCATTTAATTCTCCAGCAGGATTTTTATCTACAGCAATCGGTGCAATTAATACAGCAAGAAATATTAAAGGACTATCGAAAGAAAGTCTTAAACAAGAAGCAATTAATATTCTAACAAGTCCAGCAGGTACACAAAAAATTGCTAATACAGTAAGCGGCATTGCAGGTATTATTACTCCTAAGAATAATACAGGCGACGAAGGCACAAATGCATCGCCGAAAAATATGGTGCCAGAAGGATTATAAAATATGCCAGTAAACACAACTTCAAATCTTCCAGCTAAACAAGTACAAGACAGTGCTGCAAGATCTAGATTATTTTTTGATACATATGGTGAAGATCCTATATCATATAATCCTACTGAAGTCGATGCAGCGGTAAACTTTTTTGAAAAGAATGGTTTTCAAAGAGCAGCAGCAACAACAGCAGCATCAGTTTTATTAAAACAAGCAAAGTACGAAGAAGTACCTATCTTTAAAATCTTAGATGAGATTAAAGGATTTGACAATTTAAATTTAAGTGCTTTGGTTGCAGAAATTTTAAACAATAATAGATCTAGTATTTCTACTTTAGGATTCAGAGAAGCCTTATCTGATGTGAGCAAACAAAGAAACGTGAGGGCGTAATGCCAAAGTTTGCACAAGGAAGATTTACCATGAAGAACCCCGAGAAGTATGTCGGGACTAGAAGACCTCTTGCAAGATCAAGTTGGGAAACTGTTTTTATGAGATTACTAGACGAGCACCCTGGCGTTTCTCAATGGGCTAGTGAAAGTATTAAGATTCCTTACAGAGATCCGCTAACAGGAAAGTATACAATTTATGTTCCTGATTTCTTTATAGTGTATAATGATAAAAATGGAAAGAAACACGCAGAAGTAGTTGAAGTAAAACCTAAGAATCAGACACTAAGAGAAAATGTTGGAAAGAGCAGATACAATCAAGAACAATATGTAAAAAATATGGCAAAGTGGGAAGCTGCTAATAAATGGTGTAAACAACAAGGTGTTAGATTTAGAGTTGTTAGTGAAGAAGATATTTTTTATCAAGGTACCAAACGTAGATAAGTAGTATTATGACAAAGAAATTAGAAGAACTGTTTAATTTAGAAGATAAAGAACAAGCAGTAGAAACAGCTACTGAAATTGTTGTTGATCCTATGGCTGTCGAAGAAAATCATAAAGTTGTTAAAAACGCCGAAGACAGTTATAACAAAGTTGCAGAAATTACAAGAGATTTACCACAAGTTAAAGAACTTGATTCTTTAGGAGAAGAAGAGCTAGATCATTTGTCTACAAAAGCAGAAAAAGCATATGACGATTTAATGGATTTAGGTATGAACGTAGAAGTAAGATACAGTGGTAGAATATTTGAAGTTGCTAGTAGTATGATGAAAAATGCTATAGAAGCAAAAGCAGCTAAGGTAGATAAGAAGTTAAAAGCTGTTGATTTACAATTAAAAAAACTTAAAATAGATAAAGACAGCGGTGATCAAGACGATATTTTGGACGGAAAAGGGTATGTTATGCTTGATCGCAATGAATTAATCAAGAAATTGAGCGAAAAGGAATAAATATACATATGAAGACGTTTAAAGAATATCTAGCTGAAAGCAAGAAAACATATAGTTTTAATGTGAAGATTGCTGGCGACGTGCCAGAAAGTTTTGCTGACGAATTAAAAGCAAGACTGGAAAGCAGAAGTGTTGTTAATTTTGAAAAAATGAAAACAACGCCAGTTACAGAATCACCTATGGAATTTCCTACGCTTAAAAATGTGGAAGTTCATACTTTTAATGTTGTAACTGAGTATCCATTAACAACAACTGAAATTGAAAAAGAAATCTTTGAAATGGGATGTTGCGATTCAGGTTATTACAAAGTACGTAATAGCGCAAGTCCTAGCGAAGAAGATCAAGCAGTTGGTGATAGCAAAATGACAGGTGCTCTTTTACACGATAATCAATATAAAGAAGCATTAAAGCCTAAGCATAAAGATTACTTCGGTGACGACTTCAACAAAGATTTTTTAAAGAGTCTTTCTAAGGAATCAAAAGAAAGACGTAAAGAGTTAGGGACTGACAAATTAAAAGCTGATGTTTATCAAGATGTTCCTAAGATTAAAGCAGATAAAGCAGGCGTAAAAAGTCCTGTAGGGAGTAACTAATATGAACTTTCAAGAATTAGTGGCCAAAATGCAGGAACTTGACACAGCAAGAGTAGATGTTCCAACAGATGAGGCTTGCGGCGATCCAATGCCAGCACCAATGGCACCTACTATGCCACCTAAACCAGAAGAAAAGCCAAGAATGAATTTAACTATTTCTGCTGAAGGTGATGCTATTGCAGATGCGATGAAACTTTTTCAAAAAGTAAATCCAGACATGATGCCAAAGGTTCCAGAACCAATGCCATCAGCGCCAATGCCAATCGCTATTAAACCAATTAATAAATTAATTCCAGACTTCGATGGCGATAATGATGATATGCCAGGTGGCGAAAAAGATATGATTGATATCAAAGCACTTGGTGATAAGGGAGATGATAACGATTACGACGATGACGGAAAGTTAGACGCTCACGAAAAAGATCACGACGAAGAAGAAAAACTTCATAAAACTGTTGACAGAGATGACGACGGTGACCATGACATGGATGACCATGACATGGAAAAAGATGATGAAGATGAAAAAGAAAAAGACGAAGCATGGGCTAACGAACCAGATGAAGATGAAAAAGATATCGACTACATGGTTAACAAAATGTCAGGCGGTATGAACAGACGTAAAGATACACATCCTAAAGTCGCTGGTGCTGACAATCCAATGCAAAAAGTAAAAGAAGAAGTTAGTCTAGTTGATCAAATTAGATCAGAATTACAAAAAGCATTAGCAGAAACTAAAGGAGCGAAATAATGGCAGACTTATTAACAGCAACAATCGGTGGCGGTAGCTCAGTACTAGTTGCTGCAAATCGTAATAGTGTTGAAGATGTAACAACAGTTGATTACATGGGTAACAAAGATTTAACAATGTTTACCGTTGACTTCGTTGCAGCAGCAAATGCTGAAACAGGTGCTAACGAAGCAATTCAAGCAGTGGTTGAAATTATCGGCAAGTATGCTACTATTGTTATTCGTGGTGCTTTATTTGACACAAACACTCAAATGTGTTTCGCAGTTGAAACTCCAAACGATTCATTAGATTGGGACGGAGCAGGCGCTGAAACACTTGTTGAACAAATTGAAGACGAGATTCAAGCATTAGGTGCTACATACGGTAACAACAACTTTGATATGACTGCTGTTACTTGTACTGTTAAAACAACTTTCCAATTAGCATAATAACGCTTCATTATGTTATTCAATAGGGCCGCAAGGCCCTATTTTTTTGAGTAAATACTAGTATGGCAAAGAGTTTAGACGGCGTTCAAATTAAGAAGGCCCATAGTAAGATAAAATACACAATTGATGAATTAAATCACTTAGAAAAGTGTATGGATCCTGTTGACGGTCCATTATACTTTGCTAAAAACTTTATTAAGATCCAGCACCCAACTAAAGGTTCAATGAAATTTGCTCCTTACGGTTATCAAGAAGAATTATTAAGAGCATATCACGATTACAGATATACTGTAGCAATGTTACCTAGACAGATGGGTAAAACAACTTGTGCTGCGGCATATCTATTATGGTATTGTATGTTTACACCAGAAGCACAAGTACTAATTGCTGCACACAAATATACAGGTGCGCAGGATATCATGAACAGATATAGATTCGGTTATGAAAACTTACCTGACTTTATTCGTGCAGGTATCTATACCTATAACAGAAACACTATTGAATTTGATAACGGTAGTAGAATACAAGCAACTACTACAACAGAAGATACTGGACGTGGTAAATCACTTTCATTAATATACTGTGACGAGTTTGCGTTTGTGCAACCACCGGAGAAAGCCAAAGAGTTTTGGACTGCACTTTCTCCTACTCTGTCAACAGGTGGTAAAGCGATTGTTACAAGTACACCAAACTCAGACGAAGACCAGTTTGCTATGATCTGGGCAGAAGCAAATAAAAAGTTTGACGATCACGGTAATGATCAAAAAGTAGGAACAAATGGTTTCTTCCCTTATTTTGCTCCTTGGACTGAACATCCAGACAGAGACGAGGCTTGGGCTGCAGAAGAACGTGCTAAAATTGGTGAAGAAAGATTT